TCAACTAAATGACTTCGGTTTCAAAGAAATTACATTTCCAGTATTTATAGCAGAAAAATCAAGTGTCCCTTTGTCTAAAAAACAGTATTCTTCAATTTCATCTCCATAGCATCCTATTTCTTCAACAATTTGAAATGGTGTCAAAATATTTTCACTTAATAATAAATTTATCGCCTGTTTATGTGCGAATGGTTTCTCAACAGGAATTTCATTGTCTAACGGCTCTTTTTTCCAATACAAACGCTTGGTCATTTGATCTTTTAAATATTTTATTTGATTATCAGACAGAGTACCTAAAGAATCACATCTATAAATCATACTCCCAATTGAAGACTTCCATTTATTTTTTAACTGTATAAAATGATCAATAGAAGATGAAAAAACATCTTTTTCAAAAGTTTTTTTAGGTAAAAGTAGTGCTGCAGCAAATCTATTAGCCTCATCCTCCATCTTTGCACTAATTGCAGAAGATTCGAAATCCTCATTGGTATAGAAATCAGCATGCATCAACATATGTCCTAATTCGTGAGCAATATCGAATCTGACTCTAGCATTCGTATTTTTATCGCCATTAAGGAATATATACGGCTTATTTCCATACCAAACAGAAAAGGCATCAATTTTTTGAAGTCTCAAACGAATTTTTGAAACAAAAATACCATTTTTTTGAACCTCTGCTGTTAGGTTATTTATAGGTCCATCGCCTAAGTTCCACGCCTCTCTAAGTGTCATCGCATACCCTTCGATTGTATCATTATCTATAGGATCTATTCCATTATCATCATAGCAAATTTTGGGCAGGTTTAGCACAGGGAAATTTATATATTGTTCAAGATAATGAGTAATCTCGTGGAATACCTCCATTTTTTCCTTTGCGGCATTTTTACTTTTTACCCTTGCTGTTTTATTGCTTCTAAAAAAAACAATACTATTTGCATTTTCTGTGGCTAGGACTGGCTTATAAAAAAAACTGTTTGGATACTTTAATATCCTGGAAATATTATTTAGAACAAACATACTGGGTATAGTCTTTCCTGTTTCGTATTGCGAAACGGCCTGCTTGCTAACTTCAATTAATTCTGCCAACTCGGCTATTGACATATTACGAGAAACTCTCGCCTGGCGTATTCTATATGGTATTAGTCTTTTTTCCATTTTCATCAAACCCCTATTTGTTTATTGTCTCCTCTAAATGAGTCTTTAAAGATGCAATTTGTGGCTCATATTCTTCTTTATTTTGAGACAAATCTATAAATTCAGGTATCTTTAAATCAATAATTGGCATAATTAAGCCCCGATATTGGCTATCAGGTATCAGCAAATCCAAATGGGTTATTCCTGTAACAGTATTATATCCATAGGCAATAACAGCGTATTTTTTATGATCCTCTGTAATTGTGTTTTTTTCTGAAAAAAAATTAAATTCTAATTGTATATTTGAAGATGAATTTTTTTTAGCAAGTTCAGTTTTATAATTAGCCTTCGGTAATAATATACCTCGACGTCCAGTCTTACCAATATTAATGATGAAATCATTTGTTTCTAAAAATAAAGTTGGATTTTGGAATTTATTTGTTTCTTTGGTAATAGCTGAATATCTTGAATCAGGTTTAAATGCACTTAAATAAAATTGCTGTTGAATAGCATGAGCTCTCAAATAACATAGTAAAGGCAAGTTTTTGGGGCCTCTTAAATATTTATCTTCTTGTTCTTTAATAAACATACTGTATGCTGCTAAAGCAATTTTAAGATTTTTAGTAATTTCAATCTTAAATTTATTATCAAAATTATTTATACACAATTCATCCAAAACCATTGTTACACCCCATTTACATTTTTTATATAAATTATTTTATACTTTATATCTTAAAATGTCAAGTATTTCATATTATATTAAAAAATATAACCATTCAGGCGTTTGCTTCTGCAGTTTTAATTCTAGACGATCACCTATTCACACCTCTGTATTATTTCCAAATTAAAAAGAGGTGGCTTTTACGCCACCCCAAAGTCATTACTTATCCAATGTCGGAACACTGCCCTTATTTCCAACTTTCAAACCCAGCAATTTTGCAACATCCCTTGTCTTAATAAACGTTATTCCATCCTTACGAATCATATCCACTTCGCATTCCTTGCCATTTACAATAATCTTTTCTCGTTTTACCACTTCATCATCCCTTTCTACATAATTAATATAATCCATCAATAACCAATGGGTGAAGTCATTCTTGCTTAGCGGTACCTCCCGTACCCCATGCGCCGAACCATCTGCAGCTATGTAATATGGCACACCATTTTTCATACCTGTATAAATACCCACATGCCCTTTCATCCAAACCAAAGCACCTACAGGAGCCTGTTTAATTGTACTTATAAGCTCCTTTTTGATTGCCCTATCAAATAGTTGAGCGGCTCCTAACACAACCCCTGAAGCCCAAGAAATCACTCCGCGCCCGGAGCAGTCCACACAAACTTTACCCACCTTCTTTTCATCAGAATCCCAAACACACTTTTTCCCGTATTGACCCTGCAGATAGTTGAAGTTGGCCTGTGTCATTACTGAGCCCTTCATACCGTATACATATGGCGTCCCTAACTTGGAACGTGCAAAATCTACTAACTCTTGTCCTGTCATGCCACATCCCCCTTTACCACTTCACGAATCGCCTTATTCTGAGTCAGCATGATACGCATTTCCTCTAGTGCTGCATCTACCCAACCCGAGAAAACGGTAAATGAAATCATTCTGGCCACCGCCGGGAAACGTGTGATAAATAAATCATAAACATACCTTAATTTAAGTTGCCCTGTACCGTTGCCAAGGGCTTTTTCTGCTTCGATACAGGCGTATAACAGCCATTCTTTGATTGTTTCTATCTGCTTCGCTGAGGGAAGTCCATAGAAACGATAGGTGGCTACAGAACCCACCGCAGAAACCGCCAATACTGCAATTAAAACAAACCAATTCTCAACCAGCCACATCATTATAATTCTCCTCTCTGGATACAACGGAATCATAAACAACCCCGCCTGCTGTATTCTCTCTCATACTTTTCATGGTATAGCCTGTCTTGCTCACGCCCCATGCCGCCCATGGAAGCGATACCATTGCGGTGAGCCAAGGGAAAGCTGAATCTGCGCCACGGAATACGCTATAGTAGGCAAGTCCGATCACCCCAAGTGTATTCACCCACAATAGAGCCATTTCCATCAGCATAATTCTTTTAGAAAACTCACCTTTTACATTTCTTCGTCTCAAGGCAATCGCCCCCCAGAAAGGAAATACCCGACCACTGCACCCACTACAACAGTAATCACCCGCTCCACGATACTTTCCCAGCGTTTCGCTGGTTTTTCGGCCAGGGTTTTCACATCCGCTTTGATCTCCCCAACATCTTTTTTGATATAGCTTTGCTCCGTCTCCATCTTAGTGAACGCACTAGTGAGCTGCTCTAAATTGTCCTGTCGTTCCTCCATTTTATCTAATCGATGCTTATTGCTTTTGCTTCGCTGGTCAACCTCGACTAACTTTTCTGAAATTTCATCCTGATTCATATTTCGCCCCCTTTGCAATAAAAAAAGACCTTTCGGTCTTATCACTTATCTACCCGATATCCGTTCAGATCATAACCCCTTGTATCCAATAGGGTTTCTACTTCCGTCCTCCACGCGGATGGTACTGGTTTCACCTCTGTGTTTGTTACATCGCATGTCCTTTTTTGGTTTATCACCAACATAAAATAAGTTTCAGCCATTGGCGTTACCTCCCATCAATAAAATAGCTTCATAAACCTCTGCTGTTGCCTCGGCAGAAGCAAGCGCACTTGCGCTCATTTCTTCATATATTGTTGCCTGTGTTTCCATAATTACAAGTTCCCCTGCAGTAGGCTTGTAGGGTTTCGCAAGCTCAGGCTTCGGGATTTCGGGCTCGCGGAACTCGCCGTCAATGTAGAGCATACCAATATAGATAGAATCGTCACACTCCACTGCTGTTACTTCTTCGCCGTCAGGACTAGGAGGCCACTGTGGTATAACAGCACGATTTGATATAACATCAATAACTGTTCTTTCTAAAACCATTGCATATCTCATAATGATGCAAGCCCCCATTCAATTTTTACGTAACCATTACCGCCTGCACCGCCCGCACCTGCACTATTGGAGGCGTAGCCTGCACCGCCGCCACCACCCCCGCCGCTTGTGCCGACGCTACCATTACCAGCACTACTGCTATAGCCGTTGCCGCCTTTTCCACCGCTATTGATAGAACCGCCACCGCCTCCGCCTCCGTAAAATTGACCCGTAGAGGTTCCTGCGCTTCCGCCGGAACCGATAATACCCGGATTTCCATTAGATGGATTTTCGCTTGCACCACCCCCATTACCGCCGCCGCTTCCCCCAGCGGCACCACCAGATACTGACGTTAAGGAACCTGTGTTCCCCGACCCACCTTTGCCTCCAGCTAGAGTTACATAACCGGCTATAACTGTAGCACCGCCTGCGATGCCCCCTTGTTTCATTGCTCCTCCTGCTCCGCCGCTGCCTACAAGTACAGATACGGTTCTGCTTTTAAGAATGTACTTCTGCGAAACTATAGCCGCCGCTCCGCCACCGCCACCGCCACCTACACTGTACGCACCGCCACCACCCCCTCCTCCGCCTCCACATGCTGTTACTTTAATGCAAGATACGAAGGGCGGTATTTCGAGCGTGTACTCTCCGGGCGTGGTGTACTCAACACTGGCACCCCACAGGTTATTTACCACTGTATCCAAAGGTATCATATCTGGCCCTATAGTACTATTCAGAGCTTTCTTGCCAAATCCCCATAATCCCATTAACTAATCACCTCGCTTATACTTCCGTCTGTGTTAAATTTTGTTGTTTTCGTTATAATTTGGCATGTATTCGAAGTGAATCTCTCAACCACATCACCGTTGACAGGAAAGAATGTGACAAGTGTTCCTGTTCCGTATATCTCAGAAACACTTCCATCAGCGTCAAAAGAAGTATTAGAAGCCTCCATGCCCTGCAATGCCATGAATACCTCTCTGTTTAATGCCGTTCCTGCTACGGTGGCATTATCTTCTCTTTCAATGGTGGCATAGCTTATACCTCCACTTTCATTTGTAATCTTATACCGATTTGGATTCATCGGAACCCTATCTATAAAATTCTTCAAAGTACATCACCTCCGCAATCCAACGTGCCGCAATACTTGTATGCCGCTAACATTTTCCTCCTCATTCCCTCTACATCAAGCAAAATCTGTTCAATATTATTTGCTTCCACATAACTAATCCATTTCATAGAGGCTGGTGTTTGTGCCTCTGAGGGATAAAACCTATTTTGCAGCAGCTGAATATTATATAAGAATCTTTGCATTTCATTTTCCGTTGGGAAGTCCGTTTTAGACCAATTGGTTTTTGTGATTGCTCCCACAGGATACCCAGCTTCACATAAAGTAGCATTCAACTCTTTTATAGCCTGCTCAACGCGATTTACATCGCTATCATTGTAAAACGCTTTCGACGCACCCTGAGCAACATCAAGGCTAGAACGATCTCGAATCAATGTATTAAAATCAAACACCCACAACCACCGCCTTTGTGACATAACCACCAGTCAAATCAATATCCAACTTTTCTACCACAGCACCACGGTACACACCATATTCCGTTTCAATATCCGCTAAGTCCCCCACACTTTCCCTATCTAGGATAAAAGAAAGAGACTGCTCAATTCGATATTGGTAAATATCGAGCAACCTCTGGGTAATTTCATTACTATTTATAGAATGTATTAGTCTGCAATCCACTTTTTCAATGAGTTCCTTTTCTCCCGCAGGAATATTAGGAAGTCTTTTTTGTATGGTCTTTTGGCTGTCATCGTACTTCTTTCCTGAAACTGTACATTCTCCCGCCGCAGTGCTATTTACAATACAATAATTTACGCCAAATTGTGCAATTGTTCCACGACTGACCGAAATATTTGAAGCAGGCTCACTAAATGTGATTGTATTACTACCCACTTCCAGATTCACTTTGCAAATTTCCTCTAACGTTGATTTCAAAGTAAAATTATGCTCCACAACATCAACACCAGTTACTAAGTTTCTTAACTTTACTTTCGTACCTATGTGCTTTCGGTTCATCCCAATTTGTGAAGTGGGTACGCTGGCTATATCGGGTATTTCCTTAATATTTACCGTTCCACCCCGAGTAGTTGATACAAACCCGCCAATGGAGAAAACCAGCATTTGTAAAGCTTCACGGTGAGAGCAGATAGGTATATGACCCGTTACTGTCTTATTTCGCAAGGCGTTATCCAGCGCATAACCAAACCCAGCACCCTCCATGATTTCCTCAACCACATCAGCTGCAATCGCATTTTTATACAACGCTCCCATAAAGGTTGTTCCATCCATAATACCGATTGGGTCTACTGCAGAAATGGATAAAATCTTATTTGTCTGGCTTTCCATTTCATCCACAAAAAATGTACCCATATGCATCTTCTCTTCATTTTTCGTTCCGGAAACAATTAACTGCTGTTTCCTCTGCAACAATGTGTAGACCCCGGAAGGATTAAAAATATTGAAAGCATCATCCCTGCTGAACATGCTGAAATCCAAGGTGTTTACTGATAAGGTAAGCCCTGTCAAATCGATTTCCTCTAATACCTTGGCGGTTTTTAATTCCGTACTGCCAAACTCCTTAATTACACCGTGCATGATATTCTGCACCTTTAAAAATCGGTATGGTTTGCTCATACTCCGAAAGGAAATGATAATTTTATTGTAATTCTCGACCTTTTGCATGCAGGCATAGCGCCAACTATCCGGTGCAAAATCCAAGTTATATAAAAGTGTTGTCCCTTGATACCACTTAATGTTTAGGTCATTGCAAAAGCTGTTATCATATGGATTAAACTCAAAGGTAAGGCCTAAGCTTTCATGCAGATTCTGAAAAGAAAGGGTTAATACAATAGGCGCATCAAAACGCCCATCCCCTCCCGCCATAGAAGAGGACCATATGCCCCAGGAAATATCCTGCGGATTATCGGGGAAGGTGTTAAACGTGCCGTCAAGCTTCCAGTAATCCTGTTCTAATGTAGCTGCTTTGGGCGGGTACACCCCCTCAAGCTTGAGGTCGTTTAAGTTGATAAATGGCTGCTTATCTACTGCAGAGGCTGTAGTATCCATTTTTGCAGTTACATCCACCAAACCAAATGAAATATCAACGCTTGTTTTTGCCATGAAATCACTTCCTTGCCGGCTCTTTGGCGATTAACTTAATGCTTAACCCACCCCAATAGTTTTTGTTATTGTGCACCCGCCTAAGTGCATCACCAGCCGTGGTAATATACCCACGGAAAGAAAAAGTACCGGTTGTCCCTGGTACAACAAAATCATGAAACTCAACTGGCTCTGTTACCTTATTCCATAACTTTTCATATTCTGCTATATTTAAGGCTAAGTTTGGGAAGGTCAAAGTGTAGTTAAAATACACACCAATGATTTCACGCTCTAAATCTCCTCCCTCAGTTCGGGTGGCATATTTATCAAGAACAGGGGCTTCCCGCTTGATTTCAACCACAGGAATATTAAATGTAACACCATCTATAGAAAACAAAGCTGCCAACTATAAAACACCTCCCACACGCAAAGATACACCTACACGGCTTTCCTCTTTCTTAATGATTGGTAGAAAGGTTCTACCTATTTCCCTTTTATCCAGCTCCAAAATCACTGTTGTACCACTACCACCATCCGTTGCCCCCAAACCAGCCAATTCTTCTCTCATGATCTGACGAATCAAACCTTCGGGCGCTTCCAGGTTTCGACCGCTTTTCTGGTCACCCAGGACAGCAAGGAATTCTTGATTAGGTGGAATTACTGCCCCCGTGGCAAGCATTGGTACCGCCATAGCAGCACCCGCAGCCAATGGTGCAGCCAGTGTGCCACCCGATAAAACCAACCCCGCTCCTACAGCAACGGCCGCTCCTATTACCAGTGTAGGTACTAACCAGCTCTTGTTCTCTTGCCACTTTGTACTGATACTTTCACCAATACCACTCATTAATTCTTTAAAGTTTTCCCAAATAGTTCTAAAGCCGCTTAACATATTGTTTGCCATTCCACTCGCTGCATCCCAAGAAGCTTTAAGCATTCCCTCTCCCCATTTGACAAAATTTTGAGACATTGAATTTATCCATGCTGCTGAGTTAATACTGGTTGTTTCAAGTGCAGCGTTCCAGTTATCAATAGCATTTCTTGCCGTATCATATACTGCTGTAGATATGTTCTGTTTCCATCGCTGGAAGCCAGTTGAAGTTTCTGAAATCCACGCATTTGCATTTGCGATCATTGCATCTTTAGTTAAACCAAAATTTATTCTTGCATTTGCAAAAGCCATAGCTGCATTACTAATCGCAGTATCGAATACAATCTGAGAGTTTCCTAAAGCGTATTCCAGCGCATACTGCAGTTGAAAAGCGAACTCTGTTAATTCTCCATAAACCAAACCCAATTCTTGTTGTAAAGTTGGTACCAATCCCCATTCTGGTTCATAAATAGGCAACGGTAGCGGAGGGAACTCTGGCACAGGTATTCCCGGTGGAACCAGACCCCACTCAGGTCTATAAACAGGAACTGGTAATTTTGGAATTACTGGCTGAGCTATTACAGGTTGTATTACGAAATCTTCAACGTCATTTTTTAGTCCCACCAACAACTTTTTTATATCGTCCGTAAAATCCTTAACTCTGCTTTTCGTATTTTCAAGAGTTCCTTTATCAAAAGCAAATTCTGGAATATCAAAATTTCCGATACCGCTCAAACCGCCACCTAAATTATTTTGCAGCACGTCTAAATCATCAAAGTTGGCCAGTGCATTTTTTGCAGCAGCACTCGCACTTTTAATTCCGTCCGCTAAACCCTCTTGCCCCTCTGCAGCATCTAAAGACGTTTCTGCTAAATTCCCTACTGCCCCTGATATATCCTCAGTAGAATCATTAATTGATTCTCCAGCCAACATATGATAGACAGCTGCAACTACCTTTGCAATACCTACTAATGCCTTTACTACCTCGTTTAAGAACTGAACTACAGGGATAAGAACTTTAATAAGACCACTGCCAAGGATACCTAAAAACTCCTTCCAGTTTTCGCTTAAAATACGAGTCTGATTTGCCCAACTATCACTTGTTCTTAAAAAGTCTCCTTGAGCTAACGATGTTTGCTGCATAACATATGCATATCTAAGTTGTATCATCTCCGCTTGGCTCATTGTAGCAATTTTCTTTTTAATACCTTGGGTATATGCAAATTGCTGTAGATTTGACTGCGTCATAACGACACCGATTTGCTTTAGACTTTCCGTTTCACCCGTCCAAATCGATTTCATCATTGTATCCACTTCTTCAAAAGATTTATTGTAAAAGGACGCAACGTCGCCAATTCGTTCTGTGGCACCAATAGCCATATCTGCTGCTCTTTTCATAGCAATTCCAGAACCTCTTCCCATTGCCATATATGTAGAAGCGAATTGTTTTGCTGCCAATTGACTCATACCTAAGCTCTCAATGGCATTCTCTGCGAATTCATTACATCGATCTGACATACTACCAAATGCTGTATTAACGACATTCTGTACTTCTTGTAAATCTGATGCTAAAGAAATAGCTTGTCTCCCAACTTCAACTATCTTCTTCACAGTAAAGGCCGCTGCAAATACCGTACCAAGTGCTCCCGCTGCAATCTTTAGCTTGGATAATTTACTAGGAATTAGTGATATCTCCTTGTTAAAATTTGATGTTTCAAGTCTGGTATCAATTCTTATATAACCATCATAACTAGTCGTCATAAATACACCCCCTTTCTGTTTTTTACATAAAAAAAGCACTCACTATTGAGTGCTAAAATTAATTAATTTATACATATTAATCCGTATAATAAAAATGCAATAAACAAAATTGCTAGAGATAATAACGCATGTATTAAGTAAAGCCTATTTCTTCTTTTCTTAAAAAAGCACAGTATCATATTTATTAAATTACCAAAAAAACAAACACTAGCGGCAATCATAGCAGAAAGGAATAAACTTGCTAAATTTGTACCTCCTGCAATAAAGCATAAGCTAAAAATTACAATAGACATTGTTATTACTATTGTCGCTGCAGTACTAAAATACTTAGCATGACGTTTATATGGTACTCCACACTCAGAGCAAAACTTTCCAGTACCCATCTTGCCACAAGCAACACATTTTTTTTCGATCTGATCATAAGGATATAAATCCGGTGAACCAAATAGGCCCATAATAATTGCCCCTTTCGGAAAACTCTAATAATATCATACTGCAATTTCCAATATTTTTCAATATCTTCCGTAAAGGCGATTCATAAACTCATTTCTGGAATTAACATCTTCATTACTTTCTTTAATGTCTAACAAAAACAGCTTTCTATTTTTTCTCCAAATCTCATTTTCCTCTTTTGTTAATTTTCCTGCGGCATATCGCATTCGATAATAAATAATTTTACTCATGACACAGTCATCAGGCATCTCCATAAATGCAGAAACAAATTCCCACCAATGAACGGCCTCTCCCAGCGATAGTCTTCCTTGTAAAACTTGATCCACTGCAGAAAAAATATATTTATCGTCCTGACAAAAAGAATATACTTTCATACCTGAGCCTTGCATTTCTTCCACTCCGCAGTTAAGGAACAAAAGAACTTTCTGAATAGCCATCTCAATGTTAGCCGGGACTTGCCGATACATAATTTGCAACAAAATAGATTGTTTCTCAAAATTAGTTAAATCATCATCATCTAAAGCTAATAAAACTTTAATACAATCTCTATAATTTGTTGTAATTTCAAACAACTCTTCACCTACTTTAACCTTCGTAGGGTATCCAGAAGTTAGATAGTTACTCATTAAAGCACCCCGTTCGTGTTTTGCAAATACGGCCTAACTTTATTTTCACGTGCCTTTTTCACATACGGAACTATCCCAACCAAAAACTGCTCAAACATATCCAAACGTAAAGAGTCCTCAAAAACTGCTTGGCTTGTTCCATTACCAAATACATAATCAATTTGATTCTTTATATCCTCGCACATTGTTTTGTAAAGCTTTAAACCATCCTTATCTTTCATATCACTGCTTTTATCTATTTCTTCCGCTTTTTGAACATACTCCATTTGCTTTCCTTCAATGAAATCCACAAGCTCATAATACCGGCTAACAAAGCCAACATCATCTGGAGCAAATGTAATTACTCGATCAGGATCATCATTTATCATTAGACGAATTTTACCATCGTTATACTTAATACTTTCCATACCTTACCCCCTTATTTGCATATAAAGAAATCAGGGCACCTTTACACAATTGATGCCCTGAAAACAAACACAGCCTCACGCATCCTCAGTAAATGCTTTTGTACTTGGATTAAACGTACCAGGTACGGGATCACCCACAAAATTAATGGTAAAATTAATGACGTTCGAACCGCCACCCTCTCCGCCAAAATCGTCAATCTGAATGGAGCAGGTATTCTTTTCAGCTGGATAAGCCCCACCCGTTGCGGTTTCGTACAAATAAACAAGGCACACCTCGCTTCTTGCTTCATCCAATACAGCTCTTTTCTTCCTTAAGCCATCTACAAAGTCGAATACAGGATCACCTTGAACCGCAGTCATAGGAACGCTGGATGTTGGTTTGTAGCTTTCCACGTCTGTGGTACCGCTATCCTGATGGATATATGTTTCATCACTGGTCTGGGGGTTATAGCTTACCGTCATACCGGTAACACCTTCCCCAACCAAAGACCATGAGCCCCCTGAGCCACTGCCCGTTTTTAAAAACGTAGCAAATTTACTCCTTTTAATTTTTCCCATATATGAATCACCCTTTCTGTAATTTTAATTGTATTTGAATTTGATACGTCCCCTTGCCATCTTCCCCAACATCGAAAAGAAGTACATTTGTGGGAATACCTCATTTTCATTGTTATCTTCTATCCACTCAAAAAAGTCATCAAGGAATTCATAATTATCCTGCCGATCCGCTTCACTTCCAACGTATTCCTTTGCATAAAACACGTAATTGTTTATGTAGGTGCGCTTACCCAAAATATCGGTAATAGTTTTGCTGTTTCCCGATGGTGCCAAGGCATAGCTTTTTACCTCAGTATCCGTCCCGTCGGTCATGATAGGCTGCAACTCCATCCCTTCAAATTGTTCCAAATATTCCTGTACTGATTTTAAGATGCTCATTAAGAATTACCTCCTGCCCTTCTTCTTGCGCCAATGATGATACTTTCTTTATGGTCAGCCTTCATCCGTTCAAACCAAAGCTTTCCTCGTTTCGGTGCCCCTTTATATGTAATCGGAATGTCTGTGAGCTGCTTTGGAGCTCTGCCAGCCATTACATATCCATAATACTGATACTTTGCATAGGGGGCATTATAGACCACAAGCCCGCTGCCAATTACTGTTCCAAGCTGGCCGCTCAATTTCAGCATGCCGCTTTGAAATGGAACATATGGATCAGACAGCCTTAAAACTTCGTCGTCAACATATATTTGGGCGGCGTTATATCTACCGTTCCATTTAGGCTGAAACTCTGGATTCCATATGAGCTGAGCCTTACCTCTGGAAGTTTGAATGATTCTGCCTCTGGGCGTTTCAATGTACTTCCCCATGACTATCTCCCCCCTACCTCATAGTGTTTCAGTCCACCAAAGTCAAATCTATCAACTGTTGTGATTGTTCGCACATCCCCCAGAGGATACAGCTCTGACGGCTTTGATTGCACTTGATAATCAACAATGCCTTTCAGTACCATATCCTTTTTTAAAGGTTCAAAATTGCAGGAATGAGGAATAAACAGCCTTAAAGAATTTGCATCCTTAAGGCCGCTTTTTATAGTATTAAACGCCTCTGAATCCTGCCAGAGTACGCCATAGACATAATATCTTTTCCATATGCCATTTTCATTTCTATAAACTGTGATAGTATGTGGAAACATAAAATCACCTCATTCCTTGATACAGCAGTCCTGTGTGGAGCAAATACTGCTTTGCAATATTATACTTTTGGATATTTAGGTCTTTTTTCGAGGTGTAGCTTACGGACCATGCTCCAACACTTTCACTATTTTTACCCTGGCAACTTTCCTCTGATACGATAATCTCAGCAATAGCGCAACAGGCCCTTTTTAATTCATTCCCACTGTCACGAAAAGACTTAGCGTTCCGCATTGTAATTGAATCAAGATATTCACTTGCTCTTTCTGCCAAGCGGTCAAACTCTTCAATCGAAGGAATTAACCTACCGAAAAACTCTTGGGTATAATACTCATAAGAGGCGTAAGCCATTGCTTACACCCCCTTAGTCATTTGCAATAAGCGTAATCTCTTTGGAAACTGCTGCACCGGAAACAACAACCGTTTCTGTTACAGTGGAGAAACCTTTTTTCTTAATCTTGGCGGTATATGTACCAGCTCTCAGATTAAATACTGCAATACCACTTGCATTGGTCTTAAGTCTTGCACCGTTCATTTCAACAACGACCCCACCGATTGCTTTTGGCATTTCTGCATTATCTGTCACAGTAAAAGTAACCGCCCGTGTTGTAACCGCTGTTGCTGGTTCTAAGTAAGCAAAAGGACAACCCACTCTATCCTCGTCAATCCTTGTTGCAGGGTTTGGTAAAGCCCAGCCCATTCTAAATACAACTCTGAGGGCAATCATATCCTGCTGTGCAAGGTTGTACACAATTTCCTTTGTGGTAGGATTCTGAATCACACCCTGATCCAAAATTTTCACCGTAATATCCTGTCTAATTGCATAAACAGCACGTTTAAAATCACCGACAATCATTTGGCATACACTGTTGTCAAAGGAACCATTGTCAGGAAAATACATAGGCGCACCATCCAGGGCATACTGTGTGGATCCCTGCATATCCGTCTTGAAAATAGGCTGTCCGTATTCTGTTTTCAAGCCTCTTAGTTTGGCTCTCATTCCCATTCCGGAAATAACGCCTGTTGCCATATAGCCGTCCTCTTCCACCTTGGAGATAACCCCGTTCTCGCCCATGATTAAATCATAGTAATCAGGATTAGAACCAACAGAAACATTGTTCCCCGCCTGTCTTGCCCTTGAGATAATGTCTAAGTCCCAATCACTAGGGCGATTGATACCGAAGATAACTGCACTGTCTACTCTCTGGCCAATTGCTTCAACAACCCTTGGCTGTACTTCCCCAAGAATATCAAAGGATGCATCATCAATAACAGCCTCAGGAATGGGTACAATTACCGCAAGCTCTGCCGCAGTGAGATACACATTGTCCCATGCTTGTTCACTGGTCTGCTTAAAGCCCATATCACCGTTAACCCAGTACGCCATAGGCAGCATATCCAGTACCGGCATTCTGGTCTGTTTGCTGGTCATATTGGGAAGCTTTCTCGCCATCCCCATAAATACAGAGGACTTTGGCGTGTCCTGCTGAATGGTATTAATCAATTGCTCCTGAATTAAGGCTTCCGCCTGTTCTCTTGAAATTGGCATAAATTATTTCACTCTCCTTTTCCAAATGCAGCTCTTAAGGCTGCGTTCGCTTCTTCTTTTTTGTCATTACCACCGTCTGTGCCTGACTGTTTGATACCTGTTTTAAAAGCAGGCTTTACATCATCCTCAAACAGAAAGCCTTTTGTTTCTTTTACGCTCTTTAGCTGCTCCTCGAATCCTAAAAGCTTATCCCCGTCCAGTTTGATTAACTCCAGGTTTAAGAATGGTTTTACAGCTTTTGCATCCCTAACCTTGGCACCTACCAAAGCGGCTTCCAGCGCAGAATTGAGTTTTAGCGCGTTGATGTCATCGTTATATTTCTTTTCCCAAGTGGCAGCATCACCCTTAAGCTTTTCAATATCAACCCCATCGAACTTGGCCACAGTGTTTTTCAGGGTTGTAATTGTTGTGTTTGCAGTAGTGAGCTCGTCTTGTACTGCTTTGATGTCTTTCCCATTTTCGGCCATGATACTATCTACATTTTCCTTTGACAGCCCCATGCCCTCTAAAAAATCACGTTTCATATTTACTCCTTTCTAGGCTACGCTTTTCTACGAGGTCGCGTGTCTCGTGCCTCGCCTGTATGTCGCTCAGGCAAGCGAATTCTCTGCATCAAAAAAGAGCCTGTTTAACGTCTGTACTCAAAGACGAGATAAAAGGGATCACCTCCACGCTACAAGCCCATTGGTAACTTCTTCATTTTGGTACCACCCCCTAATTCATTATATGAAAAAACCACTCAAACGTTTGTCCGAGTGGTTTAATGTAACAGCTTTTCCAAAAAATCTATCACATCACTATTTTTACTTTTAATTTCACAGCCATCATTCAGATCTATAGAAACAAAGAAATCTCCTTTTTCGCAATGTCCATCTACAATATCACAATAAGGCAACGACCTTACTTTTTCCAAAGTGATTCCTTGATGATCTCCTAAGCTTTTTAAAATAATATGAAATAGAACCCGTTCATCTTCTCTGTTGAAGTTACAAGGTCCTAGTATAAACAGTTCACCTTGAATATCTCTATAGGTTTTCATAATCAAACACCCGCCTTTTCATCAAAGTCCTTATTTGTGGTTTGACTGCTTCTCAAAATGTCCTGATAAGCTTCTTCATCAGATAACCCATACTTCTTTTTCTTATGTGCAACCAATTGTTCAAACGTTCTGCTTGGAAATTTCTCCTGAAGCTCTTTCCTTGCAACCTCATCACGCATTAATTGTCTGGCCTGCTCACGATATTGAATTCTTAAACTACAAGCTTTACGTGCACGTTCTTCCAAAGGCAACTGCTGGTCAATAGAACTCAAAATGCTTTCATCATGGTGTTTATACCACTTTCGAACCGCTCTATTGCTAAGCTTTCCCTTGTACCTATCCATTTGCGAAAAATCAAGGGTTTTAAGATATTCTTCAGCATCTTTATTTAATCTTATTATACTATCTTTTCCTGACTTTACAACACCATTCGTGTAAATTTGTTCCCTGTTATACTGTCGTTTTAGTCCCGTCTGGTCAATGAAATCTCTTTGAGCCGCCTGCCACTTAGATATTTTTGCACTTGCCTCCTCAGTGGGAAATCCAGCGGCTTCCATGGCTTTTTTCTCACGCTTCCAACGCCGTATATTTCGTTCAATGCTTCGTTGTTGCAGTGAAGCTTCATACTCCGTCATTTTCAGGCCATTATATTCCACGTTCTTTGAATTATATCCCTTTAATTCATTATTGGTGTATGCTTGTGGCGATCCTTCGAAGTACGGATAAAAACTATGTCGGCAGTTCCACCCTCCAAGACCTGCGCCTGTTCCATAACCCGTGGAGCTTTTAAAATCAGGATACTTTTCACTCTTGCCACTTAAGCTGAATACTTTCCCCTGCCACTCAGCATGAGAAGGTCTGGCACCGGCATGGGCGGTAGTCTCCACAAGATCACTGCCCATTTGCTCCGCCCTTGCCTCTTGCAGTTTTAACGTTGTCTGGTTCACTCCTGTAACAACTGCACGTCTTACTGCGGTTTCCAAGCTGTCCGTCTTTCCTGTGGGATATGTAATGGCTCCAACACCATGACGAGCCAAGTCCTTTATTGCATTTCTAACACTGGTTTCCTTGTCGAATGCACCGCTTATAATCTGCATATACGCCCGATCCAAGGCATTTTCTAATTGCTTTGTCGCAGTACTGGCGGTTGTATTGGTCAAATTCTCAAACAGTCCGTTTGTTTTTCTAATCCCCGTGTTGATTACATCCAGCAAAGCAGGGGAAGCGGAGATAGGAGGCACATTAAGCCCTTCGGCTTTATAAATTCTATCATCAAACTTTAGTTCTTTCATGCCCGCTTCTTCCATTAGGGCTTTTATTTCTTCCTGGGTCATGCTCGTTCTGCTGGCTAAAGCTTTTATGATCCAGTCCTCAAAATTACCCAATTCAATCAGCTTATCTCGCTGCCATTGTGCAGCAGGTATATAATAATTATAAGTGCTTAAGCGCCTTGCCATATCAGCAAGAATATCCTGCTCCAACTGACTGTACAGCTCAATCAGATTTTCGGGAAGCTGTTCAATATACTTTGGTTTCAGCATTATTCATCACCAAACCCCATCAGCATGTTGTTGCTCTGTGAATCTGTAACATTTGCCTTTGCCTCTTCCTCCGTCTCACCAAAGAACCGTACTCGATATTCCCACCTTTGCCGAATCCCATCCCTTATTTCCTGTAGAAACTGCTGTTTCTCTGCCGCCGTATCCTCAATAATGCTATCGTCAAAGTTAATTGTTACCTGTATTTCATTCCGATACCCCAGCATGGTTGCAATGGCCTTCACTAAATGAATCAAAGCCCCTTCAAGAATAAGCTCATGCTTCCTGAGATTTTGATATAACTCAGACTTTTCGCTAACCACTTCCGTTGCCGTCTTCAATCCGCTATTCTCAAATTTATATCGGTCTTCGCCTAGTCCGCACTTATCAGATAATAAGCTCAATGCTCTGCTGATTGCCTTTTCGTGCGCATCAGCTCTGATTTCCATGTTGATTTCCTGTATCTTTTGATTCTCTTCTCCCTCGATACCCAGTGAATAAAACTCTGTGTCATTATCATCGAAGAGAGGGCTCACAGTGCCGCTGTCCTCAATCATCATTCTAGCCATGGTATTGGGTACAATAATGCGCTTTTTGCCTAAGCGGAATTCATTTAAGTAACTGTCATACACCAGATCCACGCCCTCAAGCTGATCTATTGCATTGGCGTAAACCGAAACCCCCATAGGACAATCCAAATCCACATTGTTCACAATGTTCGGAGTAATCACCTGAAACCATGGCACACTGCTCCCTGTGTTGTATTCCTCCACTAATCCTTCGGGGAGCTCCACGGCAGTTAAATTATTCCCATTTCTCTCAAACATGCGATTCCTGATTACATAAAATCCATTTTCCTGTCTTTCGTGAATGTTGAGATATACCAGTTTCTTTTTGCCGTTGACACGCTCACTGGCAAAAGCACAGCTTAATATCTCGCCGTTGTCCCATTGTAGAGGGTAAATCATGCTTGCACGAATATAATCAATGCAAATCTTTTCACCGTCCAGATATTCCACAAACGCCCCTGTACCTAGGGCATAGGCTATTTCAAGAAGCTGATTTCCTTTTATACGAAAGTTGTTGTCTTCCAGTACACCATGAACAGCATTGTTGATACTCTCATCATCGATTACAATACTAACTTTTTCGTTTAACTCAAGGTTCGCCCAGTCCTCGCATACCTTCTTGGCCATACCCAAGGTTTTTCTGGTTCTGTTTATTTTCTTCATGCCGTTGTACTGCCTGTAGTTATGAAACTGTACAACCTTGCCCTTGTACCAGCTAAGCCATAAAGCAATCTTTGCATAATAGCTACTGTCAACTGAGTCATACCCTTCTCTGCTCAAATATTGTAGAATTGCTTGCACTAAATCACCCCCTTATATACTCATAATTGCTTTCATATACGGCTCCGTGCTGTACTCCTGTGCGTCAAGGCTGTCAATATTAGTTGTGCCATCATCCAGCCTTTTGTCCTTCGTAATATATTTACTGTCCCACAAAGCAGTCCGAAAGGCCTCTATGGTGTGGATACAGTTCTTTGAAATCTTGTAACGGTCTGAAGACATGAGCCTGCAATAAAACCTGACTCTGTCGTTTACTTCTTTTTTCATTGCAGACTTTATTGAGATTGCTATTCCTTTCTTGGCACAGGCATTTCTGAGCCCCTGAATTAACGTTGTTTCGGCGCTGTCGCAGTAAGCTTCTGCAACCTTGTACTTTGATTTGCACATTTCCACAAAATCAACAAAGTCCTGCTCAAGTTGAGTAGGACTGATAATTTCTTTTCTGTAGTATTCTTCTAATGTCACAACCTCTTTCATGGATTGTGTAAAGCCGGTGCAACTAAAAGCATGGGCGGATCCATTCCCACCGAAGTCAACGCCGATTGTTGCAAATGCAACCTTTGGATTTTCTTTTAGGATGTACCTTTCTGTATCATCGGCAAATAAACGATAAATAATGCCCTCTGCTGCAACCCACAGGCCAAGTATGTATCTATCGTAAAAAATGGTACCCTTATGCTCCTTTTTAAGGTTCTCCACAAACTCTTTTGCATTAAAAGGGTTATCATCAATTGTGTACTGCTGCAGGTATAAATCCGCATCACTTTGCAGGAACTTGTGAAACCAGTGATTAGGCCCCTCCGGGTTGCATGTACCGTCAAACTTGCTATAGCTTTTATCCAGACGTGACTTAAGCATATTGAAAACATCCGGATGCCAAGTCACTACCTCATCACCGTAGCAGTATTTAATACTAGAGCCTCGTATGCGGTTTACCTGATTAATTTTATCAGCGCCTAGGCAGTAACACTTTTCCCCAAACAGCATCGCCGTATTGTCAGAACGAATATCAGAAACAAGCTGCATTCCCCAAATGTTCTGAAGGGGTTCAATGATATTGCGCTGCAGTGTACCCTTTGTGTTTCCCAGGATAACCACAAGCCCGTCCTTGCCAGCCACAGCCCGAATGCGTTTGGGTATGACATAATAATCCATGTAAGTCTTTCCCGAACGTGTAGCCCCTGATTTAACATTCCAGCGGGAATTAGCATTGTTCCAAAATTCCTTTTGTTTGCTACTTAGCTGCATGATTAATCCCCTCCAGAATAACATCTAACTTTTCGTAAATCTCCTTGTCCGAATCTTCTTTCGGTTTATCTGACCAGCCTTTAAAATTATTAATCAGGCTAAATTTTGCACCCTGCACACCGTCTTTGTCAAATAGCCGACGCTCGGCATATTCTTCAATGTAAGACTTCGCACGTGTAATCGTGTCCATAAATTCTTTTTTACCTTGGTAATTTAACAGTGACATTCGGCTATTAAAGCCAAGCGCCAAAGCCAAACCTGTTACAGTTGGAGGCTTAGGTTGTTTTTTGTAAATAATAAAGCCCTTATCCGTTTGCAATGGCTTCCCTTCTTCATCAAGCCAAGGAATTCCCTCGCATTCTTCAAAATAGGTTTCAATCAATCCCTCAATTTCTTCTTTGCATTTGTATTTCGGCGGTCGTCCGCCCTTGCCTTTTGGCATTTTACCGCCCCTTTCGTTGCAATAAAAAAGCACTCATATGAGTGCTAATTAATGTTATTCAACAGTCCTTGCTTCATAAAACACTAAATATTCACTTCCAATTGGGGTCTTATTAATGCCGCTATTTTGCGCAAAACTCCATTCAAGCAAAACACTTTTCCCCTCTGTCAGATCATCCCTAAAAAGTTTTCGTATCTCACCCACATAAATTAACAGGTTATTTATTTCTTCTTTAGTTAGAAATTCGGCATCACCTTTCCGAAATTCACCATCATTATTAATTTGAATAGTAACATCAATTTTATGGTACGTCACTAAATTCCATAAATCGTCTTTCACAGCCTCAATAACCACCGAGTTTGAAAAAATATTCAGGTTTCCACTCTTTTTAGCAATAAAGAAAGGGTAGCAAATTACCATTCCATTATCACCCAACTTATTTACTAAGCTATCAGCAAAAGCTTTTGCCTCAGCAGAAGATACCCCCACCAACCTCGGAAGATTCAAATCATCACCTTGGTAGACAGCACTACGTATCGTCCATAACTGACTGTCATCAAGAATCGTATTTTCTGTATATTCTTTCCATGGAATTGACGGAAGATTCATGCTGTTTAATTCATAAAACCCCATTAATTTATTCATAGTTTTACCTTCATCCTTCAAATTTCTTTCCTGAATATTTTTCATATTGTTTTATCGCATAGGAATCCATCATACCAGCAATATAGTCACAAGTCAATCTCTCCTGGGATTTAGGTTTTCCATATTCTGTCCACTCAGATGCACGATATTCAGGAGGAAGGTATTTAATATTCCCATCTGTATAAAATTCCGCTAAAAAATTTATTACTTTTTTACCCTGTTGTTCATAGTGATATACGTCACTATTGTGATTGATGCACTCGAAAACTATATCTTTAAGCCCACCAACTAAATCTCTTACCTCTTTGCTTGGAAATCCTAATTCTTCTTCTCTTTCGCTTTTAGTTTTATTCCGAAGTTGTTTGTCAACTGGTACCATTCCTATGTCTTCAATAGCTGTGTTTATAATTTTAGAAGCTAATTCTTTTCCAAACAAGTGCAAATACTCTGATGACGTTATTCTTATACCTCTTTTATACCCTGCTGTTTTTTTTGCTGCATCAACAATTCCTTCAAACTTCATGAAGGCTCCTATACACAATCTCTTCCCTTCATCACCGAAGTTACACCTATTCCAAAATTCTTGCAAGACATCATCAATAGTAAATGCTTTTACACGCAATCCATCTTCTAAATCATGTGCTGCATAAGCAATTTCATCCGCGATGTCAACAACTTGTACATCGAGAGTTCTAAAAGTAATCTTATTATCATTTTTAAATTTTAAAATTTCTTCATAGTTATCATTATATATAAATTTCTTATTTATATTAAACTTGCTGTCTTCTGCGGTGGCGAAGTATTTAATACAGGAAAGCAAAGTTCTACGTGTTAAATTTAGCCCCCTGTACTCCGGCTTTTTTCTTTCAAGTTTTGTCAAAATTCTTAACGTTTGTGCATTCCCTTCAAATCCACCAATCGACATATACGCATCATTCAAAAATCTTTCCCCGGCGTGACCAAAAGGAGGATTTCCTAAGTCATGCGCCAAGGCTCCTGCCTCAACTATAAAAGATAACTTCGGATCATACCCGGCTTTTTCAGCAATTGAACGTGCAATTTGAGCCACTTCTAAACTATGCGTTAGTCTATTTCTAAAAAAACTGCTATCCTTCAAGCCTAACAATTGCATTTTTCCTTGTAACCTTCTAAATGAAGATGAATACATAATACGGGTATAGTCCCTTTGATATTCCCCTTCACTTCTTTCAGTGTTCTCTTCTGTATAGTCCCTTTCTTTCATGCAATCCTGATTAAGTTCTTCTAAGTATTCCTGACATAATTCTTTATCCCTATCCTGCATAATCATTACACCTCCACCCTTACAATTCGACACAAAATTTCAAATTCCTACCATTTGTCGAAAAGTTTAGGGCACCAGCTTCCTCCAATGCCCATAAGGAGAGTTGTTAAATTTTCACGTTATTATAATATCATGAAAAAACCGACATGGTTAAATGTCGGTTAAGCTGTTATTCATACGTTTTTTTCTTTTTCTTTCCACCTTGTTTTACAGTGCTGCCAGTGTTGTCTACAGTTTCCTTTTTCTTCTTTGCCTCTTTATTTTTTGGACTTTTGTCACCCATATTAAACACCGCCTTTATTTTTAGTATAACACAAAATTTCCCAGAAGTATATCTTTCAGGTAAAGTTATCTCCACAGAAAAAGACACCTTTCGATGTCCTTTCCCGAGGAGGGTTTATCAATCATACACTTCTTACTAGTACCATTGTACTATATCGAAATGTAACATGTGTAACAACTTTACGATTTATCTATGAATCTTGAAATCGCCATTTTTATGCTACCTTCTGTATTGTTTCCGCCCATCTTATCCGCCACAGCATTCCATGAAAGCTTATCAATAAATCGGTATCTGATAATCCTCCTCATACGGCAATCTTCAATGGAATTTATGTATTGCTCAACTTCGCTTACCAAATCAACAGCACGTTTCTTTGATCTATACAGCTGGGTTCTATAGCGGTGAAGCCGATCCAGTTTTTCATCAAGACTAACCACAGGAAATCCCTCAATACGTATATTCCCAATAGTACCATCTAACCTTGTCCCCCTTACTGAATCTAATACCGTACCGCCTGCCTGTATGCGTTCTATCTGCGATTCAGTCTTTAGAATTCTCCGTTGCAAATCCTCAATTTCCAATTGAAGATCAGCATACTGCGTTAATAATTCTTTCCCCAACAACATCACCTCACTATTCAAATGAAATCCCATTCATAAAAAGCTTATAAATTGCAAAAGTAACAATTATTCCTACAAGCGTATCTTCATAGCTTGTGATTGCTTGTCCATAAAACATGTATTCTAATGTCTGCCATAAGCCTCCTAATGCGCTGTAAATTCCGCACCACACCATCGTCTTTAGTATAATCTTCTTATTCTTCCAACTCACTTAATCACCTCTCAAAACACATGAATCTGTATATCCTTTCATTCCTGTAAAATATTTCTTGACAAACCATTTTTGTTGCTGTATACTGATATTAATTTCGTATATATGATTATTCGTTCTTAAGTCCTAGTCGATAATTATTATCTGACTAATGCTTGAGAACTTTTTTATTTATATGCTCGAGATAATATTTTTTAGGAGGTACTGATTATGAATAACGGTACAGTAAAATGGTTTAATGCAGATAAGGGTTTTGGTTTTATCACACCCGCTAACGGCGGAGAAGATGTATTTGTACATTTCTCTTCCATCCAGACAAATGGTTTCAAATCTTTAAATGAAGGCCAGGCAGTAACTTTCGATACAGAAGCAGATCCCAGAGATAGCCGTAAAACACGTGCTGTCAATGTTTGCGCTAACTAAGCCTTCTACATGGCCACCCTTTTGGGTGGCTTTTTCATTTTCCTGGATTGTTGTTCATAACAAATAACCTCTCTACAACTTACTTACAATGCACTTCAAACATCTAGATACCGTTACCTGTGATAAATTCAACCTATTCCCAATTTCCGTCTGGTTATACCCTTTGATCTTCAATTGCAGAACTTGTGTTTCCCTCTCATTTAACTTTTCCGACAGCTCTTTAAAGCAAAACCCCAATGAAACCTCACCCGCATATTTGTCAGGTATTATTTCTATAATGTCGAACTGTTCACCCTCAAAGTATGCAATATTATCAACGTACTTGATTTTATTTCTCTTTCTTTCGTCCCTAAGAAATATCCGCATTTGATTCATAATTACCCTTGCAGCAAAAGTTGAAAACTCATATCCTTTATCTGGATTGAATTTTTCACTTGCTTTCCAAAGTCCGATTAAGCAAATTTGCTTTGCATCTTCATCATTCTTATACCAAGGGAAGTATCTTCTCAAGATAAAATAAGCGAGATCCATGTTGTCATTAAATAATTCTTGTCCCATATCATCACAGGAGTAAATCCAGATTTATTGCTGGCCAGCAAACCTCTTACTCCTTTCTGGTTTTATCTTCTACCGGTACTCAGTACATACTTTTCACACATTGCCGCAACCTGAATAAACTCAGCTGCTGCCTTTATCGCATGCTGCTTTATGTAATTCACGGATTCTAATCCAACACCGTTTTCACGAATTATGCTCCACAGGATTTCTAAATTGTCTACCGTCAAATTGCACTCTTCAACAGCCTCTTCAATTTCCTCTTTGATTACGGCATAACCCTCATGGTTAGATGCAAACAATGGAAACTTGCGGTTAGCCTCATTCATTTCATCCCCGACCAAAAAAATAACACCATACAGCAATTCTTTTCTTAGCAATCTATTCAGCTCCTTACTCGTTATGTGGTATAGCAATCACCATCTTTGTTTTTTCCTGAATATCCTTCACAATATCGCCCCAAGTCACCATATCATCAAGGAGACAGTCCACTTTGCTATTGAACCTATCCCTAAAACGATTTAGCCGTACTGTACGGAAATCAAACTCATCGTATAAAACATGAATGGACATGGCCAACATTGTGGCAATCGTGTGCTCCTTGATAGGGGCAAGTGCTTTTTCCAAATCCTTTTGTGCTAACGGTGTATGTATATTACTAACCCCCCGAAACTTTATTTCCTTCTCCAGCGCTTCGATCCCGTCCTCTTTTACTATTTTCAATGCAAGGGCAAGGCCGTCATTCCTGCCCCTGCTGTAATCCGCCATTTTCAAAATGAAGCCCCCTTATATTTTTCGATTCTTGCTTTCAATGCTCCAAGTAACGCCTCTTGGGTACCACTCTTATTTTCCAAAGCCTCGATAACATCCTCGTCCACCGTTTCCTCTGCAATCAAATGGTGAATGATAACCGGCTTTTTCTGCCCTTGGCGATGCAGCCTTTTATTTGCCTGCTGATACTGTTCCAAACTCCACGTAGGTCCATACCAGATTACGTGGTGTCCTCCATCCTGAAGATTAAGGCCGTAAGCAGTACTCATGGGGTGTGCTAACAAAACATCAATCTCACCGTTATTCCAATCCGTTTCATCATCTGCCCCGCCAAAGACTCTTACCCGAAGTTTTGTTTTAGCAAGCTCCTTCAACAGCCTGTCCTTCTCATGTTGATACCCATAAAACACCAATGCATGCTCTCCGGCAAGCCCGTCTATCAGTTCCATGAAAGCCGCAATCTTGCAGTCATGGATTACCTGGGCGTTATGGTTGCCATCATAAACAGCACCGCCGGCAAGCTGCAACAGCTTCCCTGTAAGAACCGCCGCCATATCTGCGGTAATTTCTTCATCGTTGATTTCAAGAAGCATTGTCTTTTCTAATGTTTCATATGCTTTTCTCGCTTTGCTGTCTAAGGCCACCGGGGTATTTACTGTTACACAGTCTGGCAGCTCCAAATAATCCTCAGCTTTCATGGAGATACAAATATCACCGATCAAAGTTTCAATTTTTTCCTCTGCTCCATACTTTGGCTTGTAAGTAAACACTCTTTCTGCAGAACGCTTGTCCGGACTAAAATACCTTTCACGAAAGCCGCCAATGGTTCGGCCAAGTCTTGCACCTTCATCCAGCAAATAAAGCTGTGCCCACAAATCAATCAAGTTATTGGGCGCCGGTGTACCTGTCAGCAAAACGATTCTTTTTATTCTTGGCCGAATTCGTTTTAAGGCCTTCCATCGTTTTGTACTCTGATCTTTAAAGCTGCTGCTTTCATCAACCACAATCATGTCGAACGGCCAATCGTTCCGGTAATAATCCACCAACCATTCTACGTTTTCACGATTTATCACATACAAATCCGCAGTGGCGGCCAACGCTGCAACACGCTTATTCTTACTGCCAAGCACTGTGGAGATTCTTAGATTTTGCAAGTGTTCCCACTTTGCAGCCTCCTTGCTCCAGGTTGCTTCGGCCACCTTTTTTGGGGCAATAACCAAAACCTTATGTATTGCAAAACGGTAATATTTTAATTCCTTTACTGCCGAAAGCGTGGTAACAGTTTTCCCCAATCCCATATCTAGGAATAACCCCAAAGCCGGCTCTACTAAAAGTCTATCGATGCAATACTGCTGGTAATTATGGGGTACAAACTTCATACATACCACCCTCTACTTTCCCCATAAATTCATCTACACTTTCCTTGCTGTCTAATACTACAACCTTCTGTCCCAGTCTTTCCAATTCCTTATGTTTTGCTATCTGTAATGGGGTAGGCTTTTTCCCAGGGGCCTTTAATTCCACCAAAACAGTCATCCCTTGGAAGAAAACTATCCTATCGGGCACCCCATCATTTCCCGGGCTGACCCACTTATAAGCCTTACCACCCATTTCCTTCACTCGTTTTACGAGGTACTTCTCTATTTCCTTTTCTTGCAAAAAATCGCCTCCATTTGCGCTAACTACAATCTATTTCCCTATATATACGCGTATATGGGCGCAGGCGGGTATATTTATATATTCTCTTTATTATATTATTTATTAAAAAAGATTGTAGTTTTGTAGTTTTATATACTTAAACCCCTGAAATATCAGCATTTTCGCCGACTACAAACCCAACTACAAACTAAAATTTAATTGTAGTTTTGTAGTTTCGACTTTTGTAAAAACTACAATCTTAAAACGGACTTTGTAGTTGGTCGTTTTTAAACCCTCTTTGATTTTTACAATACCCAAACGGCTGTGGATTTTGTAATCTACTCCATCCTTTTACGCTTGAAATAATGCTGTTTATTTCTGCTGTATCACTATTCCTAATCATCCTTGGATCACAGCCCAAAGCTTCGCACCACACTTCCAAAGCACAAACTTTCTTCCTGGGAACCAGCTCTCCGTCAAAAGCAGCATTCCCTTCCCAGAACATCCTGCGTTGTTCCAGCTTCCAACTAAGCCAATCCGCAGGTACCTTTTGTTCTAAGAAATCTGAAATAATACCTTCTCTGGTGGAAGTCTTTCTGTGGCTCTCTTGCTGCTCCTTGGCTGCCTTTTCTACATCACCGGATAAATACAAAGGCTCACCTATTTTAAACCGCATGGCAGCCTCTGCCCACAGCTGGTCTAAGTCATTATCTAAATCAGCCCACACGCTTTTTTTGGCTTTTCTCGCACCTACCACAAGGGGCCAAAAACGGCGGTTTCCCGTTCTGTCCGTTAAAAATTCCGCATCATTAGTGGTACCAAAGAAAACACAACGGCGAGGCATTTCTTTTACATGTCTGCCATATGCAGCACGAAATCTGTCTGCCTGTTGGCTTAAAAACTGTTTAATACGGCCAACGTCACTGCGATTAAATGCATCCAATTCACCAACCTCTACCAACCACACGCCCTGTAGGAGCTCACTGGCTTCTTTTCCTTCAAAAGTTCTTATGGAATCGTTGAACCAGCCTTTTGACATTTTTGCAAGCAGGGTACTTTTTCCGATACCCTGTGGCCCTGTAAAAATGGTCATATAGTCAAATTTAAAACCTGGTATGTAGGCTCTGGCCACTGCCGCCGTAAATGCCTTACGTGTAACCGCTCTTGTATAAATACTGTCCTCTGCTCCTAAATAATCTATCAAAAGAGTATCCAATCTAGGGGTACCATCCCACTTTAATTCATTCAAATACTTTGTTACATCGTTAAAGGAATTTTTATTGCTGTGTAGGGATAGAGCACCATCTATCTTAGCGGCGCCGGATATTCTATAGCTTTTTTCCAAGTACCAATAAAGTCCTTGGTTATCGTTATCATCCCAAAATCGCCGTTTTACTCCTGCGTTCCATGGCAGTGCACCTAGAATTTCACCTCTGCCGGCAAACTCATTAATGGCAAACTTGCCTTTCAGATTTCTGTCGTTTTCGAGAATAATCCAAACGTTATCAATGGTGCTTTCCGGAAGTCCTGTCTTTGGGTGTACCCTTAGCCGGCGCATCCATTCAAGGGTATCCTCTGTTTCTGCAAAACCTTCTTGTATATCTTTAAATTCTGTTTCCGCTTGTTCCATACGTTCTTTTTGTAGCAGAGCAAGAACGTCCTTATCCTCTATTGCCTTACGGCACATCAGGTCATAGCTAGGCAATTTATTAGTAGGGGTACCTTCTTTTGCTTCATCATCCTGTTCACCAAACAAATGTAGTCGAACCAAGTCAAAGGCATTTACCAACTGTCCACTGCATGGATCTGTGGCATGATGGGAGAAAAGAAATTTTTCATCGTCATAAACAATTGCACCGCCTGTGGTAGAACCGCCTACGAAGGTGTATCTGTCAGACTGTTCCGTAGCCGCATAAACACCAGGGAGAAAAACTTCCAGTGCCTGCACCACACTGTAAATTCTACAGAATGCACCCACGGTACCTCTCTTTTCTGTTGGATCTCCCTGCTTTGCCGCTGACCTTTCCCGTAATTTCTGTTCTCCTGGCACTTGTGGCCATGAGGCAACATTTAACCAATTTTCATAGGTGCCAAGCATTCCGTCGGCAGACAATAACGGCTTATCTTCATAAGTAAATATGTACTCACTATCTACACAGCAACTGGGCCAATACATCAGACGTTCCACTTGAAAGGTAGTAGGATCAAACCAATGCATTTCCGGTTGTACCAATGCTGCCAATTTACGAGCGATGGGCTCGTATTCTTCCGGAAGCATCTTTCTATCTGTCGGCACCACAACACGAAGTCTGGGCGCCGCAGGGCTATGCTTTCGTGTGGAATATACGGCGTACATCATTCCTAAGCTAGAAAGGCGTTGCAGGATTGCTTTTGTGCTTTCAGGGGGGCAATTATCCATATCCAGGGTAATTACATCACGATTTAATACCGCACCCTTTTTACGACGTCCTGTCAGGTTGCCACCAATAAAGCCCCCCACATCCTTCAGCTCATCCTGTTGGTGCTTTTTCATGCTCATATAAGCCGAAAGAGTTTCTTTTCCCCGCAAAGGAGTGCGAAGCTTTTCAAATAATTCTGCTATACGCATGGTCTGAGGCTGCCAGTTCGTGGCCTTTCTGCTACCTGCAGTAGATATGGTTATTTGTCTGTCATTTTGCAAAACGTGTCACCTCAGTCTTTCGTAAAATAGTCCCCCACCCAGCCATCTGCGGCCATAGGCAATCCCGGCGCAAAGGGTATGGGCTGGCTCATAATCTGGCAAACCTTTTCAAGGTCAGCTTTCTCCTTTTCTATTTCGATAATAACTTCATCGTGAACATGGAACACAATTTTGTACCCTTGGGCTTCCAAAACAGTTAGGGTATGCGCCAAACAATCCCTTGCAATGGCCTGCACCACATTCTCCGTTAATTTACCTCCATAGGTTTCTGTAGGTTCCCAGTTCTTAGAAGTCTGGTTCATTCCATAATATCCAATGGATTCATTCCCCCACTGGTTTAAAGTTAAATGAGGTTTTGCATAAAAAAGCTTTCTCCCTGAAGGAAGCAATATTGTAAGGAAGTCCTGCCCCTTTGTAATGTCTGCTTCTCTAGCAAAAACTAATCCATGGGTACCAACAGCTCTACCCGTTTTAATTGCTTGTATGGCTGCATGCTCCAGGGCTTTCCAGCATCGAACGATTGCTTGATTTGCACCTCGCCATTTATACACAATTTCTTGTAATTCTTCCTCAGGTATCCCCATTTTCAACGCACCCATGTTGATAAGTGCCCCTGGTCCACCATTATATCCAAGGGCAAGGGTGGCAACCTTCCCCTTTTGTCTTAATGCATATTCGGGTGTTCCTTTTACAATCTTTTCAATAGGTACCCCAAACATTTGCGCCGCTGTGGCCTCGTAAATCTTTCCATGGGTACGGAATACCTCCAGAACCCAGTTTTCCCCCGCAAGCCAAGCAACCACCCTTGCCTCAATGGCAGAGAAATCAGCATCCACAAAAACTTTGCCTTTCTCGGGTATAAATGCCGTTCTTACTAGCTGGGAAAGGGTATCCTGCACGCTACCAAAGGTCAGCTGTATGGCATTGGGATTTTTCAATTTCACAAACTTTCTTGCTAAGTCCAACTCTGCACCATGGAGGTACGTTCTTGGAAGATTCTGCACCTGGGCTAATCGTCCCGCCCATCTTCCTGTGCGGTTCGCACCGTAGAATTGGAGAGATCCACGCAATCTTCCATCAGTGCATTCAGCCCGTGTCATAGCCTTATACTTTGATACACTTGTTTTTCCCAATTGCTGCCGCAACTCCAAAACTCTCCGAACCGAAACGGGAATTTCCGCATCCAGCATATCACCCACAGTTTCCTTATTTAAACTAGAGATTTTTATTCCCGTTCTTTCTCCAATCCATTTTTTTAGCTGTGCCAGGCTGTTAGGGTTTTCAAGGTTTGTAATTGCCCTAGAAATATTTGTTGCCTTTTCCGTTGCCACACTGTCGCAATATAACGCCCCATCTATCAGATCAAGATCTATGGCAACGCCTCTCTCATTCTGTATCTGATCTAAAACCCATTGCTCCTGCACCAAATCAGGTACCGGAAAATGAGACAGCCTATTTTCAATTTCCATCTCTGTAACAACATCCTGCTTACAATATTCTTTGAAAAGGTTCCACCGTTCCGGCTCATGTTCCGGTAGAATTCTCGTTCTGTTTCCATTGGATCTTGAAGGTTTACAGGGTGAGCAGAAAGTTTTGATTAAAGCTTTCCCTGTTGCTAATTTCTGTTTTTCCTGCGGCAATCCTATTGCTTTGCCCGCATCCTCCAGTTTAGCCACGTAACCACAGTAAAGACTATGCATCATCGTACAACGCCATTGTTTCAACCACTCTGTTCTTTCCTCTTCCTTTAGACCAAAATACTTCGACAAGCAGTACCACTCAAAGGCAGCATTATAAGCATGTTTTATGTGACCAGAATGTAAAAGCCAATGTTTAATAACAATTGGTAACTCCGTTTTCGTAAGGTCGATAATTTCCACCGCCCCGCCGTCAATACTATAAGCTAACAGTAAGATTGAAAAATCCGGGCTTTGAACATATTTGTAAAGCCCGGACTTGTTAATATCAACGGAGGAGAAGGTTTCAATATCGACGGATATGTGCCCCCTCATACCCGATTACATAGGTAAGCCGGTGATTGGGTTAATATTGCCTGTAGGTGCTGCCGGGGCATATCTGGGGGCAGGATTATAAGCAGCGGGCATTGCAGCGTTTCCCATAGGAGTTGCCGCATATCCAGGCATTCCGGGGCCGCCCATTGGCATTGCAGCTGCAGGCGTTCCTGCACCGGCAAAGTCATTCTCTGCATTTGCCCTACCACTTAAAGGCTCGCCGTCTCTTGTTTTCATGACATTACCCAGCCCACAACCTACGCCTCTGTTTCCACTACTTTCATAAGGGAAAAAATTCACTGTCACACGGGCATACATACCGCTGTAAATATCCGTCTCACTCAACTGCACAGAAACATTTGATTGGTGTACTACCTGTGGCTGCTGTTTACTGGACGCAGTTACAACCCAGTGACCCTTGCACTCTGCACCAAAGGCTTCCCCTGAAGGTCTAACGCCGTCGCCATCATAAATTACTGGGTATCTTAGCTGGGGACGAGAACCTTTCCACTTATCATTTACACCTTGTTCATATGCAGTCTGTAACGCTGATAGAAGGTCATTATATGTAGCTGTATCTGTTTTTGGAATTAAAATTGTGCAGCTATATTTTGGCTCACCACCGTTATTGCTGTACGGTCTGGAAAGATGTTCAAAAGAAATTCTTACCTCACCTGTGAGGCATTTTGTTGCGATATTCTGATACATAAAATCATCCTTTCAATATGTAATTATTTATTAGATTCAAGTCCTGCAAAATCTGCCATTGCAGGGTTATAGTTCTTTCTTGGATCACTCTCCGGAGCAATAGTGGGTTTGCCAGGAGGTTTTACAACGTAATCCGCCAGCATTTCAGAGAAACCTTTTTTCCCTAGCATAATTTCGCAATCTGTAAGAGTGATGGGCACTCGCTTGTACAGCAAAGATTCGTCTATCCCTGATACAGATAAGGCTTTGTATGCCTGGTCAATGTCATTGAACGCCCTGTTGCTGCGCCCTTCTACTACTTTCCAACCGGCAATGTTTTTGCCTTCCAGCAGCGCAGTCATTGCGTATTTTTCTAAAAGGGAATACCATTTTTTAATGTCAGCTGCTAAGGTAAGGCACTGCCCCACTTCATCATCCGTAAGTACGGGTGGAAGCTTGTCCATGAATTGTGTTACACGTTGCATACGTTCCATATACGCCCTGCAGGTAGCACGGCATTTGCAGAAATGACTATCACACCAGCCGCCCACAACGCATTCACCTGAACCATCGAATGCCATTTGACTTACGGGCTTAATGCTTTCACCCCAAGTATTTAGGTTCTCACAATTAATCGTCCAAGAAGAAATATTGCTCATTCTAGGCTGTACAATATGTAAGGTAATGTCCTTAATGTCGTATAAAAGATCATACTTTTTCAAAGCGCCCAAAGCATACAGCTTCATTTGTGGGTTATCTACGCAATCCACTTGAACGGTTTTCCCATACTTAAAGTCCACGATATGAAGATGTCCTCCACCAATCATAATACTATCGGCGGTTCCAAACCCTTCAGGAGCAATATGGGAATAGTCCACTTTCGTTTCAAACACCGCATAGGGTTTTGAAGAAAACATCATTTCAACATCTTTTAAGTATTCTACGTATGTGTCCGTATCGTGATCCATATCCACAATATACAATTCGTTGCTCTTTATTTTGTTAAACTTACGGGTAAAGGCGCCCTTATCCATTCCATGAAAATGTCGTCTTGCTTTTAACTCGGCCAGCTCATGGGCAAGAGATCCCTCCTGGGCAGACTCCCCTGCAGTGTCTGGCAAAACTGACTCCATTCTAGCTGAGGGGGTGCAGTGCAGCCACTTATCGGCCGCACTTGCAGATAATAAAGCATGGCTCATATCTGCGCCCCCATCCCTCTGATGGCCACTGCGAAATCATTGTATCTTTCCTGTGGCAGCTGTTGCAGTGTTTGTACACCGAAGGACTGCATCAACGCCACCAGCACATCCGTTTTACCTGCATCCATTAAAGGAGCTGCTGCCAACGAAAGCTGTTCTAAGGTATATACTGCCGGCTGTGCTGTCGGCGCCGTAGTAGAAATAGGATTCTGCATCACCGGCGCTTGCATTTGCTGCATTGGTACTGGGTTTTGCATTACGGGTGGTGTTATTACCTGGGCTGTTGGTACTGGGTTCTGCATTACTGCCGGTGTCATTGTTTGGTTTACTGGAGCTGCACTCTGAATTACTGGTGCAGATGATGCGACAGGTGAACCGTTTTTAGATATCTCTACTGCCAGCACCTTTACAACATCTATAATTGCCGGACTGTTTACTAAGTCCTTTTCACTAATTTTGATTACTAATTCCATATTAATTTCCTCCTAATTTTAAAATCTTTGTTTGTTTAGATTTCGGTAAAGTCATGAACCCCTCTAGGTCCATGAGAATAAAACCTTTTTCATGCTCCACCTTAATAGTCCCATGCTTAGGGTTA